GTCAGAGTTCCTCGGGAACTTTCCGCGATCAGGGTTGCCCTATCGCTTATCAGAGGTAAAACACCTCTAAGTCACCTACAGGTGATGATCATGTCCCAAACAAGGGCATCCGGGGTTCCACCCCGAGCGGTCTATGACCGCACTTTGGCCAAAACCAAGGCCATATTGACGACTCCGTCGTCAAAGGATCTGTATGAACAGATCAAGGGCCCGCTTGCGCGGGCCACGGATCACTTTTATGGTGATCTGTTAACTCGCCTCGGTTCCACCGAAGCGCGTGACACATTCTTTGAGAATGTTGTGAAATCTGCAAAGATTTCTTTATCGGACTCAGGTGAGTTCTTCACCAAGACAGATCTTGGTGGGAAGCTTGAAGCTTCCAGAAGGGTTTTGGTTGCAAACCCTGAAATCAAGGAGATTTCCTTGGATACCGGTCAATGGACCGGGAAAGTCCTCACAAGGGACAACAGCTCACAAGGTGAGCTACTCTTCCACTGGGCATGTGGAAGATTTGCGGATAGATCTAAGATCTATTCAAACAACTCGATGAGTTGTAGAATTTCCCTGGTTGCAGAACTAGGGAAGTACAGGACGATCACGGTATCGTCATTGCAACATGCTTTGTTGCTTCACCCCATGTCACACATGGGGCTCAAGATCTTGGAGGCGTTGCCTTCAAGTCAAAGCGGCATTGGTGCCGCAAATCATGCTTGGAATTTCTTCAAGCGTCTCTCGCACAAGAATCCTAGTGCGAGTTTCATCTTCAACGAAGATATTGAGACATCAGTGATGTCTACCGATTGGACATCGGCAACGGATTATTGTGATCCGCACATCGCAGGAGCGATGTTAAACAGGTTGCTATCGCACCTTGGAGTACCGAAATGGTACAGAGAGACAGTGCATCTTGCACTGTGTGCTCCACGTCAAGTGGAGACACTCGACCGCAATGGGGCTCCCATTGAGGTCTTCTACACGTCTAGAGGCGTGCTCATGGGTGACCCAGTCACCAAGGTGGTTCTCCACCTCCACCATTTGATTGGTAGGAAAATTGCAGGATTGCTCCTGCAAGACATCTTTAAAGATGGAGTCTTAGATGACTCGGACTCCGAAACGGAGGAGGCCAACTAAGTTGGCCATAATTTGGTTTACGCCAATTTCAGATTACCGG